TTTACTGAGTGATTCACAATCGAATCGCTTATTGTTTGCCTTATTTATTAATGAGCCACCCAAATCAACCTGAATACTTTACAATCAGCTCGGTATGTCCACATGATGGAACTACTACAGTTCTTGGTATCTTTGAAGACATGGACGCAGTGAGTTATAGACTCAAGCGTATGTATACAACATGTGGCGATGAATACCGAATTGAATGTTCTCATTTACAAACTGCTGAAGATGAGGCGAAAGCTTACAATGAGCAGCTAATAAGTAGGAGAAAGTATCAAGCAGAAGAGAAAAAGAAAGATTTAGCATTATTAGCTTATGAAACAAAAGTAGAGGAAGCTAAGTAATGACTACTCGTAAAAAAACTACTAAAAAAACACCTACTAAAGTAGCCCCAACGTCTACTCAACAGTTGCCAGTTGTTATTACACAGCAACGTAGGAATATCAAGGAGTTATCATTATTCGAGTTAGGCTTATTACCTTTCTTATATTTAGAGTCAGTTGTTCAACTTGTCTTTGAATATATAAATAAAAAGTATCCTCTTAAAAGCTAATAATGAAAAATGAATTAATCAAAGCATTGTTATCTCATGCTCATGGTGAAATAGCTTATCATAAAGCAAATGTTCATGTATATCTTAACAATTCTGTTGGGATCGGTGAACATTCTGATATTATGGAGGCCATCTCAAGTGAGATAGATAAGATTGCTAAATATCAAGATCAGATTGAAATCATTGAAAAGTATCTTTGACTCTCTCCTCTAGCCCTTCGGGGTTAGATGAGGGACTCACTATCCCTCGTACATTTATACTTTATCATGGAGGAACTACATAACGTATCTTTAACTAAAAAAGAGATACAATACATATATGATACGTTAATTCGTAAACGTTTCTATAAAGGTATGGATTGTCCACTTGGTAATCCCTATTCAGAATGGATGGAAGCGACATTACTTAGACTTAAACCCTTTACTAAAAGAACTTATGACTAAATACCTATGCTTCCTAGAAACTGGAAGAGACTTTGTTATCAATGCTGAGGATGACATGGACGCAGCATACACTGCACAAGCTTATGCAGCTTGGATGTATGACGATTACCTTACTGATTTGGAGCCATTGCATGATGTCTAACAAAAAACCTTATTATCATAATAACTGGAAAGCATACAAAGATGCACCAGATCAATTCTTTATTCCATTACCTTTTGATGAGTTTATGAATTGGAAAATAGGTGGATGGCAAATACCATCTTCAGTTGCTTGTATTATTCGTGAAGATAATTATGTTACTGGTAAAGTTACAGAGCATGTATATAAACGTCAAGGTGACGCTAAGAATAAAGCCCGTGCTATTATGAAAGCAGGCGAATCTGAATTCGTTGTGTGTTCCAAGGACGCAGTACATGCAGTATACCCACAAGATTACGAGGAGGATTATGACTATTATGAATATTGAAAGTGTATATACTTATGCTAAACAAGCATATGAATCAATTCCTGACGATCATCCACATAGTGAGGAGATAAAGCAATTATTAATAGAACAAGTTAACGAAGAGTTACACGATTATGATGCTACCTCAGTCCCTTATAGAAGAGCAAACGCAGCTTGAACGGGATCAAATAAGTCAAGGACTCAAAGCACTTAGAGATAATACTATTAAGTTAGAAGATAAAAGTTATGCTTCAGCTTCAGTATATGGTATTGCATCTATTGATACTATCTTACCTTTAGTTGTTCAGAAGATAGAGGAAACTCACAATCGAATCCACGCAGGTCACACTGGTATAGCATTTAAAGAGATCCATCAATACTTAGCAGACTTAGAGCCACTGGCTGCTGCTGCTATTGCTTGTAAGATTACTTTTGATAAAGTGTTTAGCTTTAAAGAAGGTAGTAATGCAGCTACTAATGTATTAGATTCTATTGGTCATGCTATAGAAGATGAATGTCAAATGAGATTCTATGAGGAGGAAGCTCCTGCCTTACTAACTACATTAAAGAATAACTATTGGCACGCATCTAAAGGTACACAACAAAGACTTATTTCTATTCAAACATTAATGAATAAGTCTGATGTACGCAAATGGGATTCATGGAGTAGATCTATTCGTATTAAGTTAGGAGGCTGGTTATTAGATTGTATCATGGAGTCAAGTGGATGGTTTTATAAACAAGCCCTCAGAGAGGGACGTAAGACCACTACATACGTTCTACCTACTCCTGAGTTCTTAGATATCAAAGAGGAAGTAATGGACAATGCAGAGCTTTTTAGCCCTCTTGCATGGCCTATGCTTATACCACCAAATGACTGGACTCAAGACGGAAAACATGGTGGTTATATACTAAATGAAGTGATGGAAGGTCACGACCTTGTAAGGCGAGGAGACCGCCACCGTATACAGGGAGAAACACCAGTTAATTTTTTGAATAAAATTCAGAAAGTTGGGTATAAACTAAACCCATTCATTGTTGATGTTGCAAAGCATCTTGAGGAAAGAAGAATTGGTGTAGGTAAATTCCTTCCTGTCATGGATTACGATCTACCACCTAAACCAGTAGATATAGCAGATAACACGGAGGCTAGGAAGAAGTACCGTCGTGATGCTGCTGAAGTAATGAATAAGAGAGCACAAGAAGTCAGGCGAAGTTGTAGAACTAGAATGACTATGAAGGCGGTAGATAGGTTTAGATATAGAGACAGGTTTTATATACCGTGGTCTTTTGATTACCGTGGAAGGGCATATCCCATTCCTGCTTTCTTAACTCCACAAGATACTGACTTTGGTAAGAGTTTAATTACTTTTGCTGATGAATCACCCGTCACTCATGATGCACACAAATGGCTTGCATTTCAGGTTGCAACTACTTATGGTTTGGATAAAGATACGTGGGAAGTCAGGCAAAGCTGGGTTAAAGCGAATCATCCGCTCATTACCAGGATTGCACGGTTTCCAATAGAAGAATTACCAAACTGGGAAGTAGCAGAAGAACCTTGGCAATTTCTAGCCGCATGTGAGGAGTACTACCATTGTGTTATAAAACAAGATCGTAAGACTACGAGATTATGTGTAGCTACAGATGCTACATGTAGTGGTCTACAAATACTAGCTGGGTTAGCTCGTGATAAGAGCACAGCCAAGCTTGTTAATGTATTACCATCAGATAAACCACAAGATGCTTACAAGGTTGTAGCTGAACATTCTAAACCACATATACCTGAATACTTACATAATGTATGGAGTAGGAGGTCTGTTAAAAGAGTGGTCATGACTATACCATACAATGCTAAACCTTTCTCTAATCGTTCCTACATCAGGGATGCATTGAAAGAAGATGGTATTGATATAAGTAAAGAAGATCTCACAATCGTTGTCGCTGCTGTACGTCAGGCTATGAATGAAATAGTGCCTGGGCCAATGGCAGTTATGAAATGGATTGAATCTGAGGTAGCTAATGCTATTAAGAATGGAGCTACATATCTTAGATGGACAACACCATCAGGATTTGAAGTTAACCAACGCTTAATGAAGAAAAAGATAGAGACTATTGATCTTAAATTATTAGGTCGATGTCGTCTTAAAGTAGCTACTACTGAAGGTAATCAAGTAGATAGAAATAGACACAAGGCTGCTACAGCCCCTAACCTTATACATTCACTAGATGCTTCACTGTTACATCTAAGTGTTGATCGGTTTGATGCACCAATAGCATTAATTCATGACAGTGTATTAAGTCGTGCCACAGATATGTCATTACTTGCTACAATAGTAAGGGAAACATACATGCACTTATTTGCAGAGCATGATTACTTAAAAGACTTCGCTTTACAAATTGGAGCGGAGACTGACCCACCGATTATTGATGATCTGGAACCAGCATCAGTAATTGATTCAACTTATTTCTTTTGTTAAATGTATCCATCATTATTCGATAGCTTTTTCAACCCACCTACTATAGTTGTTGTCTCAGAAGAACGGCTAAAGAAGGCTGAACAAGAACAAAAGCAAAGACAATTAAAAGCACTTGATGAGCGATTAAAACAGCTTAGAGAGTACAGACAAGAACTAGCAAAAGAGCTAGAACCACAATCCTTAGAGGAGGCATTAACCGGTGAGTAGAACTATTCACAAGACTGACAAACCTGTAACACTTGAGGGATTCCAGGCAATACTAGCACCTAGTAAGTTTGGTTATTCACTCTCGGCTGTAGTAGACTCTAAGTTAGTCGATAAATTAGAAACAGAAAGGGCTGATGTTCTTAAATGGGCAGAGTCGAAGTTAAAAAATCCTAAGAGAGCTACACTCAAACCTGAACCATGGGAAGAGGTAGCCAAGGATAAGTATAAGATTAAATTCTCATGGAATGAGGATAACCGTCCTCCTGTGGTAGACACAGAGGGCACTCAAGTAACTGATACAAAGACTCCATTATATGCAGGATCTACTGTTAAACTGGGTTTCTATCAAAAGCCTTACATTCTACGGGATGGGGTTACCTATGGTAGCAGCCTTAAGTTGGTTGGTGTTCAAGTTGTCTCAGTAAAAGGCGACGCTGGAGTAGATACCGGTGACTTAGATGCTGATGCAGTAGCTGAGTTATTTGGTAAATCATCAGGATTTAAAACTTCTGATCCTAATGTAACACCTACCACCAATGAAGAAGAAGAAACCGAAGAAGAAGACTTCTAAATATAAATCTGGTTTAGAAGAACAAGTTGCAAAATTATTAGATGGACTTGGGGTATCTTATGAATACGAATCTTGTAAGGTTCCTTATACCATTCAGCATCATTATCACCCTGATTTTATATTACCGAACCATGTACACCTTGAAGCTAAGGGGTACTGGTCGGCACCAGACAGGCGTAAGATTGCTGCTGTTAAGAAGGATAACCCCGATTTAGATTTGCGTATGGTATTCCAAGCTCCCTTTAATAAAATAAATAAAGGAAGCAAGACAACGTATGCAAAATGGTGTGAAAAGCACGACATACCTTGGACTAGTTTCCACGATATACCACTCGATTGGTTAATCTAATGACCGAAAACGAGTTTGTAAGGCACATACCTTGCGACAAATGTGGCTCATCAGATGGTAATAGTTTGTATTCTGATGGGCATACCTTCTGCTTTGTATGTCATACTAGAGTAGGAGGTGATGAAGAACTTATTCACAATCGAATGTCGAAAAATGTCACCCTCAAAGGATCAGCCGAACGGCTGCATAAAAGAAATATCTCTGAAAAAACTTGCCAATTCTTCAGGATTTTCAGAGATGGAGATACTTTACGCTTTCCATACTTTACAAGCGATGGAGTTCTTAAAGGAGTAAAGACAAAAAATAAAAAGAAAATTTTTAAATATGAAGGTGATTCTACTGATACTCTCTTTGGTCAGCATTTATTTCCTAATAGTGGCAAACGCATCGTTGTTTCTGAAGGTGAATTAGATGCTGCCAGTTGTTACGAAGCTATGCCCGGATGGCCGATGGTATCAATACCGCATGGAGCCACTTCCGCAAAGAAGGACATCCAGAAACAAATACCGTTATTTCAGGGGTACGAAGAGATCGTACTTTTCTTCGATGCTGACGAGCCAGGGCGTAAGGCCACCGAGGAGGCGGCACAGATCTTACCGCCAGGTAAGGTCAAGATCGCTAGACTCGAAGGGTATAATGACCCCTCAGAGGCGTTACAAGCTAACGATGCTGAAGCGATTCGAAAGGCTATATGGGACGCTAAACCTTACAGACCTGATGGTATTGTTGAGGGAAAGACGCTCCAAACGCTAGTCACTACACCTATACCACCTGCTGACCATGACTACCCATTCCAAGGGCTACAAGATAAACTGCACGGGATTAGATATCAGGAGCTTACAACGATTACTAGTGGATCTGGCCAAGGAAAGTCCACATTCTGCCGTCAACTTGCAGTTAACCTACTCACCAAAGGAGTACGGGTTGGGTACCTGGCACTTGAAGAGTCAAATAGACGAACCGCACTTGGATTGATGTCCACAGCTGTAGGTAAAGCATTACACATTGGAGAACATGACCACAAAGAACTCGAAGACGATTTTCATCGTACCCTTGCTAATTGGCATCTCTACTTGTTTGATGGCTTTGGTTCTTTTGACCCGGACATTATTTACAATCGGATCGAATACCTTGCCAGTGGATTGGAGTGTCGTGTTATATTCTTAGATCACCTCAGTATATTATTGAGTGGTCTTGATGGAGATGAACGACGCACAATCGATCAGACAATGACTAGACTGCGAAGCCTAGTCGAACGTACAGGAATATCTTTATTCCTAGTATCACATTTACGGAGAACAGGAAATGATAGGACTTCGCACGAAGAGGGAGGTAGAGTGTCCCTTAGTCAGCTCAGAGGATCTGCGGGAATTGCTCAGTTATCAGATCAAGTCATTGCCCTCGAAAGAAATCAGCAATCCGATGATGAACGAGATATTGCAACTTTGCGAATCATTAAAAATCGTTATTCTGGCGAAACAGGCTTCGCAGGGAAGATAAAATTTAACTTAGAGACCTCACGTTTTACTGAACATGAAACTCAGACCACAAAATTCAATCCAGCCACGGATTTTTGATGGAGGATATAAACACCCATGGTATAAATATTTAAATAAACCTAATCCACCTAGCAAGGAAGCAATTGAGAAAGCAAAATTCGTTGATAAAACCTACCATTGGAACGGTGGTGTTCGATCTGGAAACAAACGGATTACTAAATGATGCTACCCGTATCCACTGTATATCACTCTCTTGGGGTGAAAATAACTGTATTGAATCGTTTAATGATGAACCTTATGCGGATAGCCCGAAAGATTTACCGATGGCTTCTGGTCACTCCATTACTACAGGAATCAGTTGGCTCGAAGTGGCTGACGTTCTTGTTGGTCACAATATCATCGGCTTTGACCTACCTATTATTAAAAGGCTTTACCCCTATTTTAATCCTAGGGGGGTTATTATTGATACTCTTTTGTTATCTCGCTTATATCATCCGAATTTATTCGATATAGATAAAGCTAGATGTTGGAACCATATGCCATTACAATTATATGGAAGGCATAGTCTTGAAGCTTATGGATATAGACTAAATGAGTACAAAGGAAACTTTGGAAAAACTACAGATTGGTCTGATTGGTCTCAAGAGATGCAAGACTATTGCGAACAAGATGTTGTTGTTACCACCAAACTATGCAACCATTTCCACAAATACCTGAATGGATCACATTCGAACATCAGGTAGCACAAATACTAACACAACAGGAGATTCATGGATGGTACTTTGATGAAAAGTCTGCACGGAAACTTGAACAAACTCTCCGAAAAGAGTATGAAGATACTACTAAGTTACTTCGAAACAGGCACCCTTTCGTTGCAGGACACGAATTTACTCCTAAACGAAATAACAAAACACAAGGATATGTCGAGGGTTGCTCCTTTACACGTCTAAAAGAACTTAATCCCACCTCAAGGGATCATATTTCATGGATCTTACAAACACATTATGGTTGGACTCCTACATCAACAACGAACTCAGGGAAGGCAGTTATAGACGAAACAGTACTAAAAGATATTGGGACGGATATAGCTCTTCAGTTCTTGACACTACTGGATCTGACAAAAAAGCTTGGGATGATATCAGAAGGCGTGAACGCATGGCAGAAGCTATCTACGACGTCTAGTAGGATTCATCACCATTGTTCAGTAGCAACTGCTACATTTAGATGTGCTCATCGATCTCCGAATCTGGCACAGGTGCCGAGTGATGAAAGATTCAGACATTTATTTGCGGCTAGTCCAGGTCTACGAATGGTCGGTGCTGATCTTAGTGGTATTGAGTTACGTATGCTTGCCCATTATCTTGCAAGATGGGACAAAGGAAGGTATGCGGAAGTGCTCTTGCATGGTGACATACACCAAGAAAATGCTGACAAGATTGGAATATCCAGAAAACTTGTCAAAACCGTCACCTATGCATTTTTGTATGGTGCCGGAGATATTAAAATAGGACACTCTTATGATAAACAACTTTCACAGTCAAAAGCCAAGGCGAAGGGAAAAGAAATACGTTCAGCTTATGTTGCTGCCATTCCGGGTCTTAAAGAGTTGCTGGAAGCAATACACAAAGCTAGTGAGAGGGGTTTTCTTTATGGACTCGACCACCGTCGTATCAGCGTTGACTCGAGGCATAAGTCTACGAACTATCTCTTACAGTCATCGGCGGCGACGATTGCCAAAAGATGGATGGTATTAGCTAATGAACATATCAAAGAGATGGATCTACGCTGCAGCCAGCTCGCTTTTGTTCATGACGAGCTACAGTTTGAATGTACACCAGAACATGTTGATGACCTCAAATCTATTCTTGTGCTTTCCGCTTGTGAGGCGGGAGAGTACTATAATATGCGAATCCCAGTAGCAGCGGAGGCCAAACATGGCTTGACTTGGGCAGACACCCACTAATGTATGAAAATTTTATGCGATGCAGACTTCATCGTCTACAAGTCGTGTGCAGCTACAGAAACGGAAGTTGATTTTGGTAACGATGTTATCCTTGTCACTTCTAACTTTAGCGATGCATACAATACCACACAGAGAGAACTTACCAAACTTAAAAACAAATTTGGGTCATTCTCTTCTATGATACTGTTCTTTTCGGACAGCACAAATTTTAGAAAGAAAATTATGGCTGATTATAAAGGCCATCGTAATCGTAAGAAACCTTGTGGTTATAAACGGGTCATCAATGCTCTTAGAAAAGAGTATAAGGTTATTATAAAACCTGGCCTTGAAGCCGATGACTCTATGGGTATTTATAGCACTAAATATCCAGGTAATATAATAGCTTCACCTGATAAAGATATGAAGCAAATCCCTGGCCAACTATACAATTTCGATGAAACAATCACAGTCAGTAAAGAGAGCGGTGCTGCTTGGCACCTTATCCAGTCTATTTCTGGAGATCAAACTGACGGATATGGCGGAGTCCCTGGAATTGGAGTTAAAAGAGCGGAAGCTTTATTTAACGAAAAAGGATATTCATGGGAAACCGTAGTCCAAGCTTTTAAAGATAAGGACTTAACTGAAGAAGATGCATTAGTAAATGCCCGCTTAGCCAGGATTTTAACAGTAGATGATTATGACTTCCACAAAAAGCAACCAAAATTATGGTCCCCCTCCTCCAGTTACAAAGTTAACTATGGAACAAGATCTAAAATTAAGGCAGCTTGAACTTAGATTAAATAGTGATGAAGTTGACAGAAAAGATATTATTACTATATTTTTAGCCATGCAAAAACAAAACTTTGTTATGGCTAATTCCTTAATGAATTTAATTGAAAAATGGCCAAAGGTCCCACCTACTACCAACGAGGTTCTACCGATGTTTGGGATTTTATTAGAGAGCAAGGACTAAACTTCCATCTTGGTAATGCTATTAAATATATCTGCAGAGCTGGATATAAAGATAGTACTATAAAAGATTTAGAAAAAGCAATCCACTATTTAGAAAACGAATTACAACATGTCTCTAACAATAACCCCAGACATACATCACACATTCTTGAGCACGCAAGCGAAAGAATTCAGGTCGACATACGGGATAAAGAACTCCCCGACCAAACCTTCCCGTTCTTATCAGAAGAATCTGATAGAAGAGGAATTTAATGAGTTTCTTGAAGCTGATGGTATGCTATTTAGGCATGGTAAAAATGTACAAGAGGAATGTTTAAAAGAATTAGCTGATCTTGTATATGTGTGTTATCAGTATGCTGAAAACATGGGATGGGATTTAGATGAAACTTTAGATCGTATCCATAAAAGTAATATGTCCAAACTCGATAAGGACGGTAAACCAATATATCGAGAAGATGGAAAAGTCTTAAAAGGACCAAATTATAAACCACCAAACTTGTCAGACTTAACTTAAAATGACCGCAGAACTTATCTCCCGCACTGGTCGGGTCCAGTCATGGCTGGATAACCCAGAATCTAGACTTCCAGTGAGTTGCACGGTATATGTCGTAGAAGACTCAATGGAGGGTGAAAATGGAATCGAAGCAAGTTGGAGATTCGTCTCTCATGCACTCCGACATGGAGCAGGAGTTGCTGTCCATTTATCAAAGCTCAGACCCAGAGGCCACGAAAACGGAAAAGGTCTTACGGCTTCTGGACCTGTATCATTCGCAAAAATTTACTCAACATTAAATGAAACACTTAGAAGAGGTGGCATCTATAAGAATGGGGCTGTTGTGGCTCACTTGGATATTGACCATCCCGATATTCTTGAGTTCGTGCAGCTTCCCCGTTCCGAAGCTCCCTGGATTAAAAGATGCGTCAACCTTGATGCCGGAAAATGGAACACCACAGATGCCCGAGTTAAAGACGCCCTCCTTTACGGAATCAAATCCGGGGACATCTGGCTTAACAAAATAAGATACGATGAGCAAGCTAACAGAATTTTTGGAAACGTTTGCCTTGAAGTATACCTGCCCTCACGAGGAACTTGCCTCTTGCAACATTGCAATTTCGGTGCCTGTGAAGTCGGGAACATCAAAGAGGCTTTCGTACTTGGCATGTCCGAGTTGTGCAAACTCCATAGTCAAACAGGTGTCGGCTCAACTAATGAATACCTCCCCTCAGAAACGGATCGCCAAGTCGGACTTGGATGCCTTGGATTAGCAAATTTATTAAGAAGATATAGGGTGACTTATGAAGCCTTTGGAAGTGCGTTGGCTGATGTCAATGCCGGAAACCAGGCTCATGGGATACCAGGTGAAATTGCAAAACAACTTAAACTTGGTATTGAGTCTGCCGCCAATGTGGCTCGCAATCATGATATGGTTCGGGCCTTTGCTATTGCACCGACCGCCAGCTGCAGTTATAAAAGCAAAGATCTGGATGGCTATACATGCACACCAGAGATCGCACCGCCTATCGCACGATCAGTTGATAGAGACTCTGGAACATTTGGTGTAGAACACTATGATTACGGAGATGTTGAGATCGCAAGCGAAGTAGGTTGGGATGCATATAAGAAAGTAGCAGATGAGATAATGATAATGATGGATAAAACAGGACTTCTTCACGGCTATTCCTTTAATAGCTGGAGTGATGTTGTTACATACGACAGAAACTTCGTGGAAGAGTGGTTACTATCACCCCAGACCTCCTTATACTACTCCCTGCAAGTGATGTCCGATACTCAAGATAAGACCGATGCGTATGCAGCATTAGATCAAGCTGATGTGGAAGATTACTTACAGGATATACTCGGAAACGAGCCAATAACCTGTGATTGTCAAGAATGATGAAGAAAGATCCGTATGAAAAATTACTTGGGAGAAAGCGAAAGTGGACTCCCGTTCAAACCACAGCTGGTAAACTCAAAGAGGGTGCTGAAGAAACCATCTACCGTGCTCTTGCAATACGCCACATGGAGTTACCAGTTGGTGAGTGGGTTACAGAAAGCCTTGATAAAGGCGTTCCCGAATCTGCCCGAATATTATTAGAATCCAACGTTAAAGACGAAGAAAACCATGACCTTGCTCTTGGGTATATTGCTAATTCAATTGGGGTTGACATTAAGGCTGAGGCCGAAGCACTCCGATTGAGGACAGCATGGGAAGAACACCCAGATCACACTATTTTAAAAGCATTGGTAGCTGAACGTGCTATATTCTTTGTACTTCTGCCTTTTTTTAGGTTTTGTGGGGATCCTGGTCTCCGAACGGTATCAG